TGGGGTAGGGGGGATCGCCTTATCCTCCACATAAACCTTCTAGGGCCGTTTGGTGATGACGCATTGCATAAATAAAGTCTGTTAGTGATCAACGGTTTTGGGTTGCTTGCAGATGGAGGTGTGAGCATGTAACACTGGAGGAATGAGTGGAATTGAGGAGCGGATTGAGGAGATAAGGGGATTGCCTGAGCGTAGTGTTACGCAGGTGATGGAGTTGAATAAGTTAGAGGTCCTTGCGGATGTGTTTGACAGGATATCGTGTGGTGGGACGTTGCCGCAGGTATGTGTAGAGAAGTTGATATCGTACAACGTGGTATGGAAGTGGATAGAGAGCAGTGCGGATGTTAGGGCGTTGTATGACGAGTCGCTTCGGCGTAGGGATGAGTGGTTGAAGGAGTTAGTGATACACGAGGTGAAGACGATAGCTGCTGCGGATCCGCGGATGTTGTTTAGGGCTGATGGGGAGTTTTTGCCAGTGCATGAGTGGCCTGAGGCGATAGCGAAGGCTGTGGCTAGTGTAGATGTTGCGGAGATTTGGGAGGGTCGAGGGAGTGAGCGGCAGGTAGTGGGACACGTTAAGAAGGTTAGGTTTTACGATAAGAATAAGGCGATTGATACGTTAGCGAAGACGTTGGGGTTGATGACTGAGAAGGTGGAGCACAGTGGGAGTGTGAATTGGGAGGACGTGGTATCGAGGGCTGTTAAGGGTGACGAGGATGTGAGTGATGAGTAGACGTGGGGCACTGAATACGTTTGAGGCGCAGTTACGAGATAAGGTGAGAGTGTGGCGAACGGATCCTGTGGCGTTTGTGCAGGATGTGTTTAAGGTGACGCCGGATGCGTGGCAGGTGGATGTGCTTCGGGAGTTTGCGGTATCGCAGCGAGTGGCGATGACTGCGTGCAAGGGGCCAGGGAAGACTGCGGTTATATCTTGGTGTTGTTGGAATTTTTTAGTAACGAGGCCGTATCCGAAGATAGCAGCGACGTCGATTAGTGGGGATAACCTTGCGGATGGTTTGTGGGCTGAGATGTCGAAGTGGCAGCAGAAGAGTGATTTGTTGAAGGGGTTATTTGAGTGGACGAAGACACGCATAGCGAACAAGAAGAATCCAGAGAACTGGTTTATGAGTGCGAGAACGTGGCCGAAAAGTGCGGATACGTCACAGCAAGCGAATACGTTAGCAGGGCTGCACGCGGATTACATCCTGTTCGTTTTGGACGAGAGTGGAGGTATCCCTTCCGCTGTGATGGCTGCGGCAGAAGCGGCGTTGTCGTCTGGGATAGAGTGCAAGATATTGCAAGCAGGGAATCCGACGCACCTTGAGGGGCCGCTGTACGATGCGTGTACGAAGGCGAAACACCTGTGGAAAGTTTTTAATATCACAGGAGATCCTGATGATCCGAACCGCTCGCCGCGTGTGAGTGTTGAGTGGGCGAAACAGCAGATTGAACAGTACGGAAGAGATAACCCTTGGGTACTGGTGAACGTGTTTGGTAAGTTCCCACCGGCGTCGATTAATGCGTTACTTGGGCCGGACGACGTTAAGGCTGCGATGAGACGGAGAGCGGAAGGATATGAAACAGCACAGAAGCGACTCGGAATTGATGTGGCGCGATTTGGTAATGACAGTACGATTATATTTCCGAGACAGGGGCTTATGGCTTTTGCGTGCTCAGAGATGCGCGGAGCACGAACTAACGAGATTGCAGCGCGTGTTGCGCAGACTAAGATTGACTGGGGTAGCGAGATCGAGTTCGTTGATGAAACTGGAGGCTATGGCGGCGGAGTTGTCGATGCACTCATACAGGCTGGGCACGCTCCGGTCGGAGTTAGCTTCAGCGGAAAGGCGATTGACTCTCGGTATCTTAACAAGCGAGCGGAGATGTGGTTCTTGATGAGTGAGTGGGTTAAGCGCGGAGGCGTGCTACCTGAAGACGATCAGCTATCGAGAGAACTCACTGCCGTGACGTATACCTTTGTGGGTGGGAAGTTCCAGATTGAACCGAAGGAACAGATTGTAAAACGCTTAGGGTTTTCGCCGGACAGAGCGGATGCGCTCGCGCTTACGTTTGCGATGCCTGAAGCTCCGTCTGCGAATAGTGTGATAGGACAGGCGCAGTTCAGTAGTGGGTCTAGGAATGTGAAGTGGGATTTTGATCCGTTCGCTGATAGGATCGAGATTCTATGAAAACTCGTATTGTGTTCGGTGAAGAATCCGTTTCTGATTTTATTGATATGCACTCGGAGTTGCTGTTTGATAACGCAGCAGAGACAGGAGTACCTGGTGAGGTCTTAGATCCAGACTGGGACCGGTATTATTCCATGGAAAATAATGGCTTACTGCGGTTGTTCGTAGCACGAGAACGTCCAGTGGATACGGAAGACTGGGCAGCAGTGGGTGACACCGTGGTAGGGTTTTGCTTGTTTCTCGTAATAAGTCATGCACACTATAAGAAAAGAATCTGGGCGTTCCAAGACATGCTGTGGTTTAAAAAAGATTACAGAGGGTTTGCTCCGGTCCGGTTTATAAAGTGGTGTGACGATGAACTCAGGTGTCTTGGTGTTCACATCGTGATGAGAGACGTGACGGAAATCGTAGATTACGGTAGAGTGCTACGAGCGTTTAATTACGAACCGCTTGAAACGAAATGGGTGAGGAGATTATAAGATATGGGTACTGGCGCAGAAATACCGATTATTCTTGGGATTATTGGAGCAGCGTCCACAGGTGCAGCGATGCACTCTGCGAACGTAGCTCGTGAAGATGCGAAGAGTGCGAAACGTGGACAGGACGAAAAAGAGCGCGGTATGCGCGAAGGTCTTGAGAAACAGAGAGCACAAGAAGAAGCCATGGGGGCTGACAAGATGGCGAAATCTGCTAGTATTCGTAGACAGAAAGCGTTATCACGAAGAGGACAGTCCAGGGCTGACACGATTTTAACGTCTCCGCTTGGATTGGCCGCGTCTGGTGAAGGGTATAAAAAGACTCTGCTAGGCGAATAGAAAAAGTTAGTTCGCAGATGGTTTTGCGAAAGGACACGGATGGAATCGAAGCGCGGAAGATATGAAATCTTAAGGGCACAGCTAGAGTCTGAACGCTCGTCGTTTATTGCACACTATAGGGACTTGGCGGATTACATATTACCGCGCCGTCCGCGATTTCAGGTTTCAGACGTAAACAGAGGCGACCGACGTAATCAGAAAATCATAGATTCTACCGCTACGTTCGCAGTTCGCACACTTAGGTCTGGAATGATGAGTGGTATTACGTCTCCGGCTCGCCCCTGGTTTCGTCTTACCACTCCAGACCCAGCACTGGCAGAGGTTGGAGCAGTAAAACAGTGGCTCCACTTCGTTGGCGACAGAATGACGACTGCGTATCTGCGGTCGAACTTATATAACGTATTGCCGATTGTTTACGGGGACATGGGTACGTTCGGTACTGCGTGTATGTTAATCGAGGAAGATATAGACGACGTTATTCGTTGCTATCCGTTCCCTATTGGTTCGTACACAATTGCTAATAACTCAAAGCTTAAGGTCGATGTGTTCCAGCGCGAGTTCAGACTTACCGTTAGGCAGCTCGTTCAGAAATTTGGACAGCGTGATCAGAACGGAAAGATCGACTGGAGTAATTTTAGTACTCACGTTAAAAATTTGTACGACCGTGGAACGCTTGAGGCGTGGGTTGATGTATGCCACGTTATCGAGCCGAATGAAAATTATAAACCTGGCACAGTGGCAAGCAAGGATAAAAAATATAAATCTTGTTACTATGAGAAGGGTGTTTCTGGCGTTTCCAACACAGCATACATGGGTGTCGATGAAGACAAGATGTTGCGTGAAAGTGGTTACGATTATTTCCCAGTTTTAGCCCCACGATGGGAAGTTAACGGAGAAGATGTTTACGGAACTGATTGCCCAGGCATGACTGCTCTTGGTGATATCAAGGCATTGCAGTTGATGCAGAAACGTAAATCACAAGCGATCGAGAAGATGGTGTTTCCGTCGATGGTTGGGCCGTCGTCGATGAGATCTGCAAAAGCTTCGTTATTGCCTGGCGATTTGACGTTTGTTGATGAGCGCGAAGGAACGAAAGGGTTTAGACCTGCACATGAAGTTAACTTGAGAATCGCTGAACTCGGTGGAGACATCAGAGAGCATCAGGTAAGAATCCAACGTGCGTTCTACGAAGATTTGTTTTTGATGTTAGCCACGACTGATCGTAGAGAGATTACTGCTCGTGAAATTGATGAACGTCATGAAGAAAAGTTGTTGGCACTAGGTCCAGTTCTTGAGCAGTTGAACCAAGACTTGCTTGATCCGCTAATTGATATAACTTTCAATATAGGGATGAAACAGGGATTGTTTCCACCTCCTCCGCAAGAGTTGCAAGGGGTGGATCTCAAGGTAGAGTACGTCTCTATTATGGCGCAATCTCAGAAATTAGTTGGCATTGCTGGCATTGAGCGTTTTGCATCGTTTGCAACACAGGTAGCTCAGGTCTCTCCAGAATCCCTTGATAAGGTTGATGTTGATCAGATGCTTGATGTTTACTCAGACATCACAAGCGTACACCCAAGTATTATTAGAACAGACGAAGCAGTTGAGCAGATCAGAGCACAACGAGCAAAAGCGCAACAAGCTCAACAGGCTGCTGAGATGGCCGCACAAGGAACTGCTGCTGTAAAGAATCTGTCTCAGTCTGACATGGAAGGCGATAACGCTTTAACTAGGATGTTGCAAAATGCAAATGCAGGAGCGTTGGCACAGGGTCTATGAATATTTCAGAACCATCAAAGATTAAAGAGAACGAGAAGCGCAATAAGTCTGTACGCGAAGTTGAACTTGAAGATGTTCGCTTTTTGTTGGCTCACAAGCAGGGAAGAAGGTTTCTTTGGAGATACCTTGCAGAGTGCAATGTATATGGCAATCTAGTAGGTATAGACGATTCTCACACGAATAGATTACTCGGACAAAGGAATGTCGGAATTAAGCTTATAACAGACATCATGGAATCAGATGCTTCTGTATATGGGCAGATGCAGAAGGAGTTTGGAAGTGAGTGAAGTAGAAAAACAATCCGAGACTATCGAAGCTGTCGGCGAAAAATTATACGGAGAAGAGAAACAAGAGGTTAAGGAAGACTCTAAGGAAGTTAAAACCGAAACAAAGGAGGAGGCTAAACCTGAAGCAAAGGCTGAAGACAAAGCACCTACGGAGTTCGCATTAAAACTTCCAGAAGGCTCTCTATTGAGTAAGGAGCACTTGTCTAAGGTAGAGGCTTTTGCCAAAGAGCATAAGCTATCCAAAGACGTAGCCCAGTCCCTCGTGGAGATGAAAAATGCTGCTGTAGCGGAAGCTACGGCTGCTCAGGCTGAAAGCTTAAAAGCACAGACTGAAACAATGAAGGATGTCTGGTACGATGAGACATTGGCTGATCCAGAAATTGGCGGAGACAAAGCTCGTGAGAGCGTTGAGTTTGCCAGAAGAGGGTTGGACGCTGTTGCATCTCCAGAACTCAAAAAACTTCTCGTAGACACCGGTATGGGAAACCATAAAGAGGTCATACGAACATTTAACAATCTCTATAAAAAGTTCTTAGCAGAAGACAAAGTTGTTCAGGGTGGCGCAAGCGTCCCTAGCAAGAAGTCTCTTGAAGAGACCTTTTATGGACAAAAACAATAGGAGTGTAAACTATGTCTACTTTAGCAGCTAACGCGCTAACACTCGCTGACTGGGCTAAACGGCTTGACCCAGATGGCAAGGTTCCAAGTATTGTCGAGCTATTATCTCAGACCAACGAAATTTTGGCTGATATGTTGTTCATGGAAGGTAATCTTCCTGTTGGACATCGTACCACCGTTCGCACTGGTCTACCAACTGTTGCATGGCGCTTGCTTAACCAAGGTGTTCAGCCTTCTAAAAGCACGACTGCACAAATTGATGAATCTTGCGGTATGCTAGAAGCGTACAGCGAAGTCGATCGCGACCTTGCTGAACTCAATGGCAACACTGCATCTTTCCGTCTTTCTGAAGCTCAAGCTTTTATTGAAGCTATGAACCAAGAAATGGCAAGCACACTTTTCTACGGAAATGCATCTGTATCTCCTGAAGAATTTACTGGTCTTGCAATTCGCTACTCTTCTTTGAGTGCGACAAACGGACAGAACATCATCAGCGGTTCTGGCTCTGGCTCTGACAACAGCTCAGTTTGGCTTGTTGTTTGGGGTGCTCAAAGCATCTTCGGTATCTTCCCTAAAGGATCTAAAGCAGGTCTTTTCCATGAAGACGAAGGTCTTGTAACTCTTGAAACGACTGCTGGTATCGCTGGTTCTCGTATGCGTGCATACCGTGACCACTGGCAGTGGAAATGTGGCGTTGCTCTTAAAGACTGGCGCTATGTTGTTCGTATTCCGAACATCGACATTTCTAACTTGGTTGGTAAGTCCTCTGCGGCTGACTTGACTGAGTTGATGATTAAAGCAATTCATCGCGTACCGAATATCCGCCTTGGTAAAGCTGCGTTCTACATGAACCGTAGCTGTTTCCAAATGTTGGACATTCAGCGTCGTGATGATGTAATTTCTGGTGGTGGTTTGAGCTATATGAATGTTGATGGAGTTGCTACGCCTATGTTCCGTGGCATCCCTGTTCGCATCTGTGATGCTCTAACTGAAACAGAAGCAGCAGTAGCTTAATAGGAGGATAAAATGTATTTAGATTCACAATTATTGTTCAGTGATGCTCAGGCTGTTACGGCTGATGCCGCTTCTACTAATCAGGTAGATCTCGGTGTTGCTCGTAACTTGTTTGATGGCGAACCACTTGCTGTAGTTCTCATTGTAGACGTAGCAGCAGATGGAACAACCACAGACGAAACTTATGAGTTCCAAATTGAAACAGATGGAGATTCTGGTTTCGGATCACCAACAGATCTTCTTGCTCACTCTATTGGGTACGCAAGTTTGACTGCTGGCTCTAAACACGTTCTCCCAATCCCAGTTGGTGCTGCTGTAGAGCGTTACCTCCGCGTTTATTACAACGTAGGTGGAACATCTCCTTCAGTAACCGTTACTGCGTTCTTGCAACCTCTCAGCATGGTTGATAAGTTCAAGGTATACGCAGATAACATCACTATCAGCTAGGGAGTAACAAATGAAAGTTAAAGCAACTAAGAATGGGTACTACGACAACAAACGCAGGAAGGAAGGGGCTGTTTTCGAACTAGCTCATCCAGACAAGGAGTTCTCTCACAAGTGGATGGAACAAGTTGGTCCTGCTAAGAAAAAGAAAGCTGTCGAAGTAGAAGAAGAATCCCAGGACGAGGAGCTTTAATAAAAGATTGGGGGTGGCTCAGAAATGGGCTGCCCCTATATCATGGAGGATAAATGGCTACTACAGTTACATTGACGGAATATACAAGATATGGAGCAGAGGCCAACATCGCTACTTGGACTTTGGCTAACGGTGAAACTGGAGAAGCTGTTCAGTTCCCTGGTAGTACTAGCAAGAGCGTTCAGTTCTCTGGCACCTTTGGTGCTGGTGGAACGGTTGTACTTGAGGGGTCAAATGACGGAACAACGTATTTCACCCTCACTGATGGAGACACAAATTCTCTCTCTAAAACATCTGCTGCATTAGAGCACGTTTACGAAAACACACTATATTTAAGACCGCGAGTTACCGCTGGAGATGGAACAACTTCCATTAAAATCGTGCTCATGGTTAAGAGGGCTAAATAATGAGCGATTTAATTAAAGCAGGACAGGACTTAAAAAGCTTTCTTGGAAAGTTTAAACCTTTGTTTGATGCTGCTGACAAGCTTGAAGCGGTTGGTTCATTAGAACAAGCTGCTAAGGAAGCTAAAGGTCAACACGAGAAAGCACAGAAGGAATTGAGCGAAGCCAAGGCCGCTGTTGAAGCTAAGAACGCAGAGTTTGAAGCTGCAAAGCAACTTGTTGAACTTACCAAGCAGGAAGTTGTTGCAATTAAGATGGCTGCTATTGAAGAGATGAAGCTTGCAAAACAAGCTGCTCAGGCAGAGCATCTTGCGGCAGTCAAAGACAAAGAAGCAAAGCTTGCAGAGCTTGAAAAGAAGGTCCATGAGGCTCATGTTGAAAAAGCCAAAGTAGTTGCTGAGGCTGAAGAGCATAAGCATCAACTGGATGAAATCAAAAAACACATTAAAGAAACAAAGCAGAAGTTTGAAGCTTTTGCTAAATAGGGGGAAAACATGTTGAAGTATGTACTAATTGGATTATTTTTGGCTGTAAACTCAAACGCCACTGTTAAGGTTTTCAACGCAAGCGGAGTTGACCTTGGTCACTTTGACGACATTAAATGCGGAGCAGGTGTAACTTGTTCTCAGTCTGCTGGTCGGTTGTCTATGACCGTAGAGTCAATCACTGGTGATCTTGTAGGTGATGGTGGAGATCAGTTATATGGCTTCTTGCAAAATCAAGTTGCTTCTACTACTACAGCTATCACTGCTTCTCAGTGTGGAAGCACATTCGTAAGCAACTCTGCTGACGTAATGACTCTTCCTGAAGCTTCTACTGTTTTGGGATGCCGATTAACATTTGTATGTGGAACTGCTGATGACTTCGACGTTAACCCTGCCGATGCTTCAGACACAATCCTTCCAACTGGAGCTTTGACTCCTTCTGCTGGCGATGCAATTCGTTGTACCGACGCTGGTGGTGGATTTGTTCTTGAGGCTGTAGGTGCAAACGCATGGGCAGTACTTAGCACTAATCTTACAATTACAGACGTAAACTAATCGTTATGGGGATGGGCCAGCCTTCAGTATTGCCGCTGTTAAGTTCAGTGACTACTACTGGGGCTGGTTCTCATCATCCAATGTGGAACAGCGAGAAGGCTTTTCACATTATACACTCTACAACATCTGGTGCTGGGGCTGCTGTTGTCGTCGTTCAAGTTAGTAACGATGCAACGAACTGGTTAGATGCAGCTACATTTACTCTTACGCTATCAACCACACCAACATCAGAAGCATTTTGTAGAAACGGACCATGGAAGTATGTTCGTGGAAAAGTTAATTCAATTAGTGGCACAGGAGCAAGCATAACGCTTATTGCTAGCAACCTGACCAGATAAAGCGGCAAGGAGGCCACTATGTCTGTAGTGATAAATGAAGACCTCTGGACAGGTGGGGTTGGTACTGCTGATCTTGCTGCAATTATTGCTGCTGTAGATGGTTTAGAGGGCATGGTAGATGGAGTAGAAGCTCTACTAACCGCCATAGAAGCAGACACAACAACACTTGCTGCAATAGATTACGCAACAGAGGCAAAACAAGACACTATCATTGGTCATGTAGATGGAATTGAATCTACATTAAACACTATAGCAGGTCAGGTTTACACAGAAGGTGATGTAGATACATCCATAACTGGTCCTGCAATGTTAGCTGAGGAAGCTTCTACAAGCACTTTAAAACCAGTAAACACAAAGCAACTTGGAATACAGGTTACCAGCTCTGATTATGGTTTAATAACTAATTCAGTTATTCATGGTCTTAGTTCTGCTGGTGGTGGAACATTTGTAGATGCCAAGGTTAATCCAAGCGGATCTCTTGAGGTTAATGCTAATCAAAGCACACACGACAATCTAAATGCTAACGCAAATATTCAGGTAGCTAATACAGACGTATCAAACGCCAATCCTGTTCCAATCAGTGATGCAGGTGGATCTGTTACAGTAGATGGAACTATTGCTGCAACTCAGTCTGGAACTTGGAACATTAACAATATTAGTGGAACAGTATCGCTTCCTACTGGTGCTGCAACCGCAGCAAACCAAACTACCGCAAACTCGTCACTATCCTCTATTTTAGCTGCTGTTGATGGCCTAGAAGGATCAGTAGATGGTGTAGAAGCGTTGCTTACAACCATAGATGGAAGAGTCGATGGGTTAGAGGCTTCCACATCCTCTATTGATTCTAAAACACCTGCTTTAGGACAAGCTCTTGCGGCAGCGTCTGTCCCAGTGGTTTTGACTGCAGCACAGTTAACTACGTTAACACCACCAACAACTATAGGTACAAAAACAGATTTAACTCCATCTGCACCAACATCTGCAACCGTTGGGGTGGCATCAGCTCAGGCAGTTGCGGCAGCAGCCACTCGTAAGGGACTGGTTCTTATCAACACAAGTGTTAATACAATATCTTTAGCTTTTGGATCTGCTGCAGTACTTAACTCTGGAATTACTTTGTATCCAGGTGGTGTATATGTGATGGACGAATACACATATGACACAGGTGCAGTTAATGCGATAGCAAGTGCAGCATCAAGCAATCTATCTATTCAGGAGTACTTAACTTGATTAAGAATCCTGTAGCCTTCATAGGACAAAGAGTTCTTGGTGGCACAAGTGGTTCCATACCATATATAGATTCTAATTCTGCTCTTGCTCAAGACAATACCAAGTTATTCTGGGATGCAACCAACAAGCGCCTTGGAGTGTCTATCGCAGCTCCTGTGTGCCCACTTGATGTAGATGGGACATCTGGAAATTATACCGATGGTTTATCACTAAATCGGTATGGAGTGGCTAGATTTTCAAGAACAAATACAACGTCGCTATCTGGTGGAGACTCTGATGGACAGATGCATCTTGAGCTTAGCCTTAATCCATCTACTTCATACGCAGGTCTAGCTACAAATACGTTGACCTCATTTCTTTTAATACCATCAGGAAATGCTCAGAACTTCACCACAACTGGGATGAGAGCGGCTAACTTTACGTTTCGTCATCTTGGCACAGGAACGGTATCGACAGTAAACGGACTAGCATCTGGATTTGGTCTTACATCCACAGGTACTGTAACAACACTTATTGGTATTGCTGCGTCTGCTATTAATAGCGGCGGTGGTACGATAACGCTTCTTGAGTCATTTCGTGTTTCACAACCCTCTGGAAGAACATCTGGATCACCTAACTCTACGTTCACTACGATTTATGGAATCAACATCCAAGATCAGACGCCAACAGGTGCTAGCAACACTGTTACTAACGCTCCAATTGCTCTTAAGATTCAGAACCAAACTGGCAGCGGTGCTTACGGAATTCAGATGGGTACTGGCCTTAACTATTTTGCAGGAAGTGTTAGGATTGGGTCTACTACTGCTCCAACCAATGCTCTTGATGTTACAGGAACGGCCACGGCAAGCGTACAGGTCACTACACCAGTTGTTAGCGGTGGCACAGGAAGTGGTAATACACTAATATTAGAATCAAACGATACCACATGGCCTCGTACTGCATATATAACAACAGATCATCTAACAATTGGCGCAAACTATACTTATCCAACTGGGAGTGCTGCTACTCTATATGCGATTCAGATTAACGAGGCTATAAGTTCTATTGATGTAGCAAATCCAAATATCAACACGATGAACATTGTACCAACGTGGACATATACCACCGGACAATCGTGGGGACTAGTTCTTAAGGCGGCACTTAATTTTATTCCAAACGTAACCAGTGCGGTAGGTGCTGGAGGAACTGATTCATGTATTTACGCAGGTATAAACACTCAGCCACAATTAACCATATCTAGTGGTTCTCGTACATGGACTAACTTCTGGGGACTTGCAGTAGATCCTCGTAATGTAGGAACAAGTGGAACTATCACTGCAATGATTGGTGTTCGAACACGTGGCAGCGTTGCCTCAGGAACCACCGCCACATCATATCAGGCTTTTACGTCGGACTTCTCAAGTGTATCAGGATCAACTGTTGGAACATTCTATGGATCAACCGTACAGCCAACACTGGCTGGGACAACCACAGACTTCTTTGGTCATCTTGTAGCACCAAGCATTACTGGTACGTGTACTAATTTCTATGGATTTAAGGTTACTGATTCGTCTACCCCATCTGGTACAAAGATTGCGTTTTATCACTCAGGAACAAATGCTCACTCTAGATTTCAGGGAATGGTAATGATTGGCGCAGATTCAGCTCCATCGTATCCATTGCATGTAACAGGAAGTATAGCATCTTCGTCTCTTACTTCTGGTCGTGTACCATTTGCCACCACAAACGGTGAGTTAATTGATGACTCTACGATGACATTTGGATCTACACGTTTAACATTACAAAATTTAACATCAACAAATGATACATTTTTAAATTTAGTTTCTATAGGTGGAAGTGTTTATAGCTATAACAGCGTAGATACGGTTGGCAACGGAATGTCCTGTATCAGAGCACAGGTTAATTTAACCGCACAAAGTGCAGCTGTAGGAACAACGACGCTTTATACTCCAGGCATATCTAACATGTACTGCGTTAATATATATTTGAAGGTAACAAGGGCGGCAACTACAAGCTCTACTCTTGGTGCCGTTACGATAGGCTTTACTGATCCAACAGACTCTGTCGCCCAAAGTGTTACTGTTCAACTAGGACGAACCGACGGCAACTCAGGTTCTACATATATTGGTAATAACACCACGACGGTACTTCAGGGTAAGTGCATTATCCACGCAAAGAATGGCGTCGCTATAACATATGCCATTGGTTATACTAGTTCTGGAGCTACAACCATGCAGTACAAGGCAACAATAAGGCTGGAAGAAATATGACAAAAGAAGAATATATTAAGGGAATCACCGACTCTAGAATCATGGACAACCCAGACGCCGTTTCTAGTTTTTTAGTTCAGCTAGCGATTCTTCCAGACGATCAAAAGCTTGCTCTAATTAAGGGATTCGTTTTGCAGATAGGCGAACAAAAGCTTCAAGAGAACACGGAGAGCCTACAAGGAATTGAAACTAGATTTGCGCAGGAAAAGGAAGCACAGCAAGCTAAATTGCTTCTTGAACAATCAATCATCGCGGATATACTCCAAGAAAACCAAATAGGAGAACCAACATGATTAAAGACTTATCAAAAGCAGTTTTGGATTTAGACGGTAAAGAAATTATGGCATCTGAGGATAAGGCATTATTAATGTCTGACGCAATAGTTCAAGCATTGCTTGCTATGCAACAGAACCAGACCCTTACTCTTGAAGAGAAAATGGACAAATATTTCTTGGCTAAAAAGGTAAAAGACAACCCATCTAGCTGCGAGTTAAAAGCGGAAGAAATTACCGCCATTAAAAAGGCTGTGGGGGAGACTTATTTTCCAGTTGTGGTAGGATTTATAGTAACGGAATTAGAAAAATAAGGAGTTTAAATGGCGTCTGATACGGAGATTGCTAATCTTGCACTTAGCCACCTTGGAGTTGGTAAGGAGATCTCTGATCTGACGACAGAGAGATCACAAGAGGCTCTTGTGTGTAAGCGGTTTTACGAAATAGCAAGAGAAGCAACTCTTAGGGATTTTCCATGGCCTTTTGCTACAAGGTTTGTATCTGCCACACTCATTGAGGAAGACCCTACGGATGAGTGGGGGTATTCTTACCGATATCCTGCAAACTGTCTCAGAATAAGACGCATCCTGAGTGGCATAAGAAACGACAACAGGCAGTCTCGCGCTCCATATAAGCTTGCCCAGGACGATAATGGAAAGTTGTTCTATTGCGACATCGACGAAGCGGAGATAGAATATACTGTAAACGAAGACAACGAGGACATGTACGATTCTGATTTCATCATGGCCTTTTCTCTTCGGCTTGCCGCATACATCGCTCCAAGGATAACCGGAGGAGATCCGTTTAAGCTTGGTGAAAGAGCAATGCAGCTTTACTTGTTTGAGCTTAATTCTGCTAAAAATAATGCTCTCAATGAGGAGCAAGTAGAACAAGATGTAGAGAGCGAATACATCAGAGCGAGGGATGGAATTTGACAACAGTAGCTCAACGGTCATTCAGCGGTGGTGAGATAGCTCCGTCACTGTATTCAAGGACCGACACTCAGAAGTACGAAACAGGTCTTAAAACGTGTAGGAACTTTTTCGTAATGAGGCATGGTGGTGTGTCTAACAGGTCTGGCTCTGTTTTCATTGGAGAAGCTAAGGATTCTACTAAAGAGGTTAGGCTTGTTCCGTTTGTATTCAATTCAGATCAGACGTATGTATTAGAGTTCGGCGACCTGTATATGCGAGTGATCCAAGACGGATCTTATCTATATGATTCTACTAAGTCTGTTACTGCTGGTGGTATTACTAATGCTTCTCCGGCTGTTGTAAACTCAACTGCACATGGTTTCTCAAACGATGACGAAGTTCTAATTACTGGTGTTGTTGGCGACATGGCTACATTTGTAAATGGAAGAAACTTTAAAGTAGCCAACGTAGCGGCGAACACATTCACATTAAAATACATGGATGGAACCGCTGTTGATTCTACAGCGTTCGGAACGTGGACCTCTGACGGAACTATAAAAAGAGTTTACACAAAAACACATGGCTATGCAGAAGCGGATCTATTTGATTTACGGTTTATTCAGTCTGCTGATGTAATTGTTATAACCCATCAGTCCTATCCTCCAACTGAGCTAACGAGATCTGCGCACACTACATGGACGTTTACAACCATTGATTTCACACCAAACATTTCTAGGCCAACTGGGCTGTCTGCTTCTGTTGGTGGTGTTGGAACAAAGACATTTAGGTATAAGGTAACTGCTGTTGCGGAAGAAAGTTTTGAAGAAAGTCTTACTGGGTTCGGTGCTACTAACTCTATTTCTGGAATAACAAAAGCAAATCCAGCGGTAGTTACATACACTGGTGCAGACAATGTTATCAACGGAGACACTGTTTACATTTCTGGAGTTGTTGGCATGACAGAAGTGAATGGAAACAGTTACACCGTAGCCAACCTGAACACTGGTGCAAATACGTTTGAATTGCAGGGAATAAATTCTACCGGATACACAACATATACATCAGGTGGAACCATCAGCAAAAACGAGGCAACTATAACATCTGCGGCAGATCCAACAACAAGTGCTCCACACACTGTTTCATGGACAGCGGTTACTGGTGCTCAGAGTTATAACATTTACAGAGGCGTGAATGATTACTACGGACTTATAGGTGTTGCTGGAGCTACATCTTTTAGTGACACAGGATCCATTGAGCCAGATACAGCCGACACCCCTCCAATAGAAAGAGATCTGTTTGGGACTGCTGATGACTATCCTAAGACAGCGACTTACTTCCAACAGAGGTTGATGTTTGCAAATACCACTAACAACCCAGAAACGGTGTATGCATCAAAGACTGGATCGTTTAAAAACTTTTCAATATCATCTCCTATCCAAGACGACGATGCCGTTACTTTTTCTCTTGCTGGTAGGCAGGTAAACTCTGTTGAACACTTAGTTGATATCGGTAAGCTTATTGTACTAACAACTGGTGGTGAGTGGTCCATTGAAGGGTCATCTGGTATTTTAAAACCAGGAGAAATAAATCCAAAGCAATATTCTTACAACGGAGCTGGAGTGCTTGCACCTCTTGTCGTAGGCGGTAATGCTCTTTATCAACAAGCTCGTGGTTCTATCGTGCGAGATCTTACGTTTGATTACCAGGTGGATGGATACCGTGGTAATGATCTTACAATTTTCTCTGCGCACATGTTTGATGGGTACACTCTTTATGACTGGACGTACCAGCAAATCCCTAACTCTATCGTTTGGGTTATCCGTAGCGATGGCGCACTCCTTGGTCTAACATACATCAGAGAACACCAAATCTGGGGCTGGCACAAACACGACACTGATGGAACTTTTGAGAGTGTGTGTTCTGTTCCAGAGGGGACAGAGGATGCGTTATACGTTGTGGTCAACAGGACGATCGGTGGTGTTGCAAAACGCTACATAGAGCGGTTTTCCTCAAGATTCATCTCTGACATTAAAGATGCTGTGTTTATGGATTCAGCTCTTACCTACGACGGAAGACACACTGGATCAACTACGATGACAATAACTGGCGGTCATACAATAACTGGAGCTACGCAAGCAAATCCATGTGTTGTGACATCTGCTTCTCACGGATTCCAAAACGGAGACACCGTTTACATTCTTGGTGTAGGTGGAATGACCCAACTAAACGGAAACACATATACCGTTGCTGGAGTGACTACCAACACGTTTCAACTCAGTGGAACGAACAGCTCTGGATATGGGGCATATACCTCTGGCGGAACTGTCTCGACCTATAAGTATGACGACACCGTTACAGTCACAGCAAGTGCTTCTACTTTTACATCAACAGATGTTGGTCATGAGATACACATGACCGGATCAGACGGTACATTAATAAGGTTCGCCATAGATAGCTACGTTAGTGGAACCGTAGTCAGAGGCCGTCCAAACAAAACCGTGCCTGCGTCAATGCGTTCAGTTGCTATCACGACGTGGGCAGAGGCTGTAGATGAGGTCACAGGGTTATGGCATCTTGAAGGCAAGGACGTAACTATCTTTGGGGACGGATCGGTAGAATCAAATCCAAATAATGAGGCTTATGTCACAGTCACCGTATCTGATGGAACGGTTGCTCTAGCTAGACCATACGCAGTTCTTCATGTGGGCCTTCCTTATATTTCTGACATTCAGACGCTTAACATAGACACAGACGGAAGATCATCTATAGGTGATAAGAAAAAAATTATTCACAAGGTCAGCGCATTTGTTGAGGCTTCTCGTGGCATGTTTGCAGGACCAAGAGCGCCATCTGATGACGCGACCGACCCATTAGAAGACTTATACGAATTAAAAATAAGAGAGAACGAAAACTACGACGACCCTGTTGATCTTGCGACAGAAGTGGTTGATATTAATATTATGCCAGAGTGGAACTCAAGCGGTAGCGTGTTTATACGTCAAGTTGATCCTCTGCCTCTGGCTGTTCTGTCTGTAATACCATCAGGGTTAATTACATCAGGAGGTAATTAATGGGAGCAGGAAGCGCAAGCGGATCTGGTGCAGGAGCTAATACCGGAGCCAACTATATGTTAGCCGGAAGCATGACTCAGGTTGCTGCTGGATTCGGCACGTCTTACGTTAATGCCCAACAAGCAAAAGCTCAGGCTGAGTACGAACTAGGTGTTTCACAAAGCAACCAAGCGTTGGCTGAAATCCAGGCACGAGATGTTGTAACAAGAGGAAACAAAGAAGCTCAGTTGTTGAAAGCAAAAGGGCAAGCAATGATAGGGTCTCAACGTACCGCCCTTGCTGCTCAGGGCATAGATATTGAATCTGGATCCGCACTGGACGTACAAGCAGATACCGCAGCTCAAATAGATTTAGATATTATTACAATAAGAAACAATGCATGGAGAGAGGCTTGGGGCTACAAATATCAAGCAGCTCAATATGGCTTTCAAGGTCAGATGGCAGCACTTGCTGGACAAAATGTAGCAAGGACATCCCTTATCACAGGCGGACTTGGTGCTTTTGGTGGAACCACTAGAGCGTATGGTGAGTATATGAACTCTCGTGGTAAAAGAAAAACAGGAACGTCTGCCGAAGACATTGCCACTAACATAAACGATGCCCCTGATGGATCATATTATAGGAGTGTAGTTTAATGCCAAGTGTACCCAGGTACGAATCAAGAATCCAACAGTCCGCCACTCCCAACGTTAAGAGCCAGTCGTCTGCTCCTGATGCTGCGTTTGGCGCAAGTGAACCTCTGTTCAAACTTGGCGCACAAATGGGTGAGGCTGTTTATAAGATAGGGAAAGAAGAGTACGACAGAGCAAACGATATGGTTGTCTTGGACGCCTACGGAGAAGCTCTAAAAAGAAAGAATGACAGACTTCTAAACCCAGATACAGGTCTTGTTACGTTTCAGGGCGAAAGAGCCAACGGAGCCATTGATCACTTTTCTCCGCTGTATCAACAAGATCTAGACGAGATTGAGCAGGGTCTTCATAACGCAGATCAAAAGGCAGCCTTCCAGAAATATAAAGCTGCACAGATGAAGGAGTTTAACAATAAACTCCAAGCACACACATTCACAGAAACCAGCAAGCTAAAGCAAATTAAAGTCATAAGCTCAATGGATAACATCAGCGATGATGCTGCACTTGACTTTAGGAATAGGCAGAAACTAGACCAATCCAGAGAACAGGTACTTGGACTTAGTACTCAACTCGCTTATGAGCAAGGTCTACCAAAGGAAGCAGAAGACCAGCTCAAGAGACAGAATATAACTAAATACCATAACAAAGTAATTAGCCAGATGATGTCCTCAGATGATCCAGGTGTTAAGGATTACTTTAATAAGTACAAAAGCGAGATGGATCCAGACGAGATGAAGAATCTCAAAGATAAAATAGAGAACGGATCAAAGATCTCTGAGGCTTACAAAATCTCTGACAGTCTGGTGTCTAAACACAAGACCATCGAGTCAGCTATGAGTGAGCTATCAAAGATGGGCCTAGACGGTGAGATAAGAGACGCCGTTACACCAAGGCTAGAGCGTGAGTTCAGATATAGATCTGCGGCTCAAAAGAAAGCACAAGATCAAGTGTTTCTTGACATGCAGATGAAGGTAGATGCTGGGTATATCCCAACACCTAATGATTTTGGTAACCTTACCCCAGCTCAGGCTAAGGGAATGAAATCTTATATGAAGCCGTTTGCTCTTAAAGACGATCCAGAGGTTGCTTCAATCCTTAACAACATGGATGCAGAAGATCTATCGACGATTGCGCCAGAGGATCTTGCTGGGAAAAGAAATAAACTCACGAGAGAAACATACCAGAAGATGTGGCAGCGTATTCAAATCGCAAGAAAGTATGCTGAGGGTGATGCAGCCTCGGCAGAGCAGGCAACTGTAGATAAACAGAAGCAGCAAATAAAACAAACTGCTATGCAGTCTGCTGGAGTTATCCCAAAGGGTAAGACCATAAATGAAGCAGTCAAGACAGGGCACGCACAGTCTGTCTATAACATGGATGAAATAATTCGAGTAGAAGCTGCTGAACTTACAAAACTCAGCGGCAAAAAAGAACCTGACGTAGAAATCTATAAGAAGGCAGCAGACAATGCCGCAAAAAGATATGTAATGACTTATAAGAACGTAAAAGACGCTACGTTTGGATCTTCTCCATTTGCGGTAAAGCAAAGGGTAAATATTCTTGATGCGACAAAAGAAGATGCTGATTCTGCGTTTATACCAATAGAAGAAGTCGATCCTGCCTTCAAAACAGGACTGAAAGACTGGCTAAACAAAAAGGGCAAGATTAAAACCAGATATAATAATGGAACTCTGTGGGAGAGCCATGTTAATAATATCACTGAGAGAGCTGCTGCTAAAAAGCAGCTTGGGATGACAGACAACGAAATAGCTAAATGGGTTGACGCAGAAGTAGCGAAGATAGAAGGAAAATAATGCCAGGCTTTAATCCAAGTGAAGACTACGCAAAAGCAACCCCTCAGCCAGAAGCTCAGTCAGGTTTTAATCCCACAGAGGAAGAGACGGTTCCTGCCGTAATAGACATAGCTGCTGATATTCCACAGGATAAGGCGGCACAGATATTCAAGTATGCAGAAAAGCTTGGAGTTCCTGAGACGTTTGTTGATAGCAATTTCGACGAAGTAAAAAAGCAGGTAGATAAAGACGACTTTGATATTGCTGAGTTTAGAGCAAAAAGTCCTTTGTTGGCTGCATGGAAAGCAAACGACCCATATAAGTTTTCATTCTCAAAGCCTGAGCTTGGGTTCTTTGGAGGAATTGAGCATAGCTTAAGAGTTGCCAAAGACGCTTATAACCGTGGTGCAAACCAACAAGAACTTGGAGAGCTATACGACACTCAGCGAGGCAAGGGGTATCTTGGTCCAATAGAGCTAAAGCGACTCTCTGACATAGAAAATGAGAACCTAAAAGCTGACAGAAGATACGGATTAGGAAAGCTTGATTATATTGCGAACACGGTTGGGCAGACATTCGGTCAGGGCGCAATAACTGCACTTGGAACAACGGCTGTTAGAGCTGGAGCTGCTGTTGGCGGCGGACTATTAGCCGGTCCTGCTGGAGCGGTCGTAGCAGAACGTACTGCTGCCGTCCCTCTTGCTGCTTACACTGGATATAGATCTCTAAAGATGAATAGAGGTTTTGCATATAAAGATCTGGTTGACGGCGGTGTAGACCACGCGACTGCATCAGATATCGCTCAGGGTATAGGTGTAATAAACTCCGTTATTGAAGCCGGATCAGACTATGTGATGGGCGGAATACTTGCGTCTGGAATAAAAAAAATTACTGCTCAGTACGGCGGAAAAGCAATGTCCGTTATTGTAAAAGAAGCTCTGATGCAGCCAACGAAAAGGGCTGCTCTTATTGCAGCCTCAAAGAAGATGGCTGGGGCTGGAGCATCTGAAGGCATTGAAGAGTTCTTGCAGGCTTTAGTGTCTGGTGGTGGAAAATCAATAGCTCAGGACATGTCTGGCGTAGCAGCAAACGACCCACGAAGAGAATCGGTTGGTCAGGTTCTAAAGCAAGGGGCTGGTGAAGGTATCGACGCCGCTATAGGTTCCGCGTTATCTTTCGGTCTTATATCCGCTGGAACAAACCTACATTCAGATATAGCGAGCATTAGAAAAGCAGAAGCAGATTACCAAGAAGCCAAGGGGCTTGAACCGCAAATTTCAGAAAGCGTTGTTCTTGGTTCAAACGAAAAAGTTGGGGAAGAGTTGCTTGGTGTTACCTTTCAGGGGTCTGAAAAAGAAACCACATACATTGATACAACTAAGTTTGAAGAGTACTGGTCATCCAAAGGACTAGACCCAAGAGCCGTTGCCGCTGAGATCATGGGAGACAACGGTGCCTCGTTTGATGAAGCAAAAAACGAAAGCAAGTATATTGAGATTCCTACTTCTAAGTACAACATGAGCATTGTACGCCCAGGGCATGGCGATTTTTTTAGGGATCACAAGAAGTTTTCTCCTGAAGATCTCACAAAAGCAGAAGCAGACGAGTTACTCAAAGACGTTGAAAAGTTTCTTGATGAATCAAAAAAACTTACTCCAGAACAGATAGCAGAGCAGTCGTTTATTAAAGATCATGTTAGGGACACAGTTCTTAAATCTGGTAGATTTGACGCGCTATACGCCGATGCCGTGGCTAACCTGTATGATTTACGGTACTCAGAAAGAGCAGAACTTCTTGGTGTAGAAAAAAATGATTTGTATAGGAAATCTCTTTTAAGCATAGAGAACGGTCCAGCCATAGGCAAAACCACAGATGAGCGTGGCGCTCTCAGGTATGTAAACGGACTCCCCAAGATGACCCTTGGTGAAGACGCAGACCTTTCTACAATTACGCACGAGACAGGCCACCTGTGGCTCAATGAGATGATGTCAGATGAGGCCGTCGTTGCTTCTGTTGAGAGCAAGAACTTCCGACAGCAGGCGTTCTTGGAAGACATGCAAACCGTCAGAGGGTTCTTTGGAAAGCAAAACCACGCGTCTGCTTTAAAAGTTATTGAAAAGTTGCACAAAACAATGACATCAAAGCTAAACAAAGATCCTGCAAACAAGGATCTACAGCGTTTTGTATCTGACACAACTGGAGCACTTGAAGAAATCAAGAACAACGGAGGAGAGAAATTCCTTGCTGAAAAATCAGCCACTCTGTTCCAGGGCGTAGACGAAAAACATAAGTGGGTTTTTATAACCCCTTACCATGAGATGTTCGCTGACGGGTTCAATAAGTATCTAATAGAAGGCAAAGCTCCTGATAAGTCTCTTCGTGGATTATATTCTAGGTTTAAGTCATTCCTAATGCAGATATACTTAAACTCAAAAAACATTGGTGTTAACTTAACCGACGAGATGCGCGGTGTTTTTGATCGCTTAATAACCATAAACCAAAAGCGAGAACAAGACCTTCCTGAGTTCAAACCATTAATAGCAAACCCAGAAAAATGGGGTATGACTAAGACTGAGGCAGCCAGCTATTCCAACAACACCAAAGCCATGAGAGAGGCTGAAGAGGCCAAAGCTTTTGAGTTAGCAAGTGAAGACATGCTTAAAGAGCGAGCTGCAATGGAAAGCGACTTATACGATAAAGCGTTCGCTGATGCTAAAGCTGAATTAAAATCAGATAAGAGATATGTGGCCCTTAACGTATTTAAGCATGGAGAAGGTCCAGACGGTGCTCCGATACCAGCTCAGTTTAAAAAGCTTCTTGGTGGATTAAATAAAAAAGAAGTGACTAGATTATACGGTGCTGACACTGCAAACTCTCTACCTCAGTATGTATTCAAGTCTTACGCAAAAAAAGAAGATCTTGAAACAACATCAAAAACATTAGGCTTCGCTGGCAGTGAAGATCTTATAAATCAAATTAAAGGTCTTGAAGACGTTGATGCAATGGCAGATAAAATTGCCTCAGAGCGAGTAAGAAAAGAAGTAGGCAGCATCCTTACTGATGCCACTCTTGCTGACAAGATAATGGAGATGGTTCATACAAGGCAGCGAGATCAAGTGCTGCATGATGACATGCAGGCTATGTATGCTAAGTCTCCAACAAAAGCTGCAAGCATGATTGGAAAGCTTCTCAGAAGGCCACCGACTCCGGCTGAATTAAATAAGGCTGTAGCAGAAGCAACGCAGAAGAAAAAACTTGGCGCAATAAGTTCAAGGAAAAGGGCTGAGTATGAAAAGAAATATGCAAAATCAAAAGTAGCATACTTCAAGCGAGGGGATAGTGCTGGCGTACAGCAAAGTCTTCGTGATGAAGCTTACTCGTCTGCTGCATACCAAGAAGAGCTTGCTATCGAGAAAAGGCTTACAAAATTTGTAGAAAAAGCCAGGAAGATAAACTCACTTAAGACAGATGAAACCAGCAAGACAAGGGACATGGATACAATCTATGCAATCCGTGCGATCCTATCTCGCGTTGGCTTATCAAACGATAGAGGCACGAAAAGCGTTGCGGACTATCTAAGGAAAACAAAAGAATATGATCCTGCAACATACGACAGGATTGTTGGATTCTTTGAGGGGACTCTTAACGCACTTCCTGGTGAGGTTGGTCGATTCAGAGACATAACTGTAGAACAGTTTGACCAGCTTGAGGCGATGGTCGACGGTTTGTATGAACTATCAAGCACACTTAAAACTATTAATGTTGGTAAAGAGAAAGTTCTGAAAGAACAAGCAATAAAGGAAATAACCGGATCTCTATCAGACATCTCAAAAAAAGTACCAGTAGGTAAGAGAGTTACAGCAAAAGATGGTTTCAACAGATTCGCCCAGAAGTTCACTATTGGTTCTATCCGCATGAGATCACTTGCTGATGAGCTTGATCTTGGTAACATCAATGGACCTATACATAAGTATATTTTCGATCCAGTACAAAACGCTGTCGTGACTTTTACAAGAGAGCGAAATAAGAAGTTCAAAGAGCTTGCAAAGATTTTGAACAAATACACGAAGACATGGGAAGAGCGAGAAATTATTTTTAAGGATGGCGGAACAGACGAAGACGGTAACGCCATTGATTTCGTTTTCACAAACACAGCTCACCTCATATCTGCACTTAGACATATCGGTAATGAAAGCAACAAAAGAAAACTTTTGCTTGGTTACGGATGGGCCACTGAAACTGAAGTCCAGGCTGCTGACGGTAGCACGACCACGGTTTTTGATTCATCTAAATGGGACAACTTCATCATAGGTCTCCAACAAAAAGGCATCCTTAAAAAAGAACACTACGATTATCTTCAGGCTGAGTGGGATTTAAATAAGAGCCTTCTTCCTGCTGCTCAAAAGGCGCATAAAGAAATGTATGGATATCACTTCAATGAGATAGAGTTGTCTCCGGTTGTTACTCCATGGGGCAATTATGCTGGTGGTTACGTTCCAGCTATTGTTGATAAGTCGCTTCTTGTTGGTGATCACAAAAATCAGGAAGAGTTGGAATCATTAACTAATCAGTATATGTTTCCAACCACTGGCCGTGGCTTTACTAAGGGCCGTAATGAGAATTATACAGAGAAGCTTTTGCTTGATATGAAACAGGTTCCTAACCACCTAGACAAGGTTCTTAGGTTTACTCATATTGAGCCATCCGTTAAAAATGTAGCTAAACTTGTAAAAACAAAAGAAGTTCAAGCGTCCATTGACGGAGTTCGTCCAGGTAGTGTTGAACACGTTGTGTTGCCTTGGTTAAGAAGAGCCGCATCACAGAGCACTGTTTCTGCACCAGAGCAGGCAATATGGAAAGCACTTGAGGGCGTATCAAAATCATTAAGATCAAATGCATCTATGCGATTCCTTATGGGTTCGTTCTCAAATGCGTTTCAACAAGTGACAGGAGGATCTGTTGCGTCAGCAAGACTTGGACCAAAATATGTAGCCCTTGGATATGCTCAGGCTATGACAAGTCCTTTTGAGACGATTAAAAGCATAAGTGAACGGTCAGAGATGATGGCACAGCGTTTTGAACAGGAGAACGTGCAGCTTAATGGAGAGATAAAAGAACTCATCGTAAATCCAACTGGATACGAGAAAACAAAAGAGTTTATCCAACAAAACGCCCTTATCCTGCAAAACATAACCCAGTCGTTTACTGATAGATCCGTATGGCTTGCGGCCTATGCTAAGGCTACCGATCAGAAGATGTCAGAAGCCGATGCAGTGAAGTTCGCAGATAATGAAGTCATTCTAACTCAGGGATCAAACCTTGCTTCCGAAATATCAGAGACAGAAGTAGGAAACAATTCCTACAAACTCCTAACTATGTTCTGGGGATACTTCAACATGGTTGCTAACCTGAACCGTGGAGAGTTCGCCAAGGCAATGCGCACAGGCGGTTATGGTGAAGCTGTTCCTAGGCTTATGTTTACATACTTCTGGTCTGTTGCTATGGCTGCCGGATTGTCTGATTTAATCATGCAGGCTATGAACGGATCTCTTTCTGATGAAGACGATGATGGGATTCTTGATGAACTTATGTTCACCATGAGCACAGCTCAGTTCAAGTACGCAGCAAGGCTTGCTCCTCCTGGTGCCAACATCTTCACTTCTCTTGCTGTTGGTCATTTTACCGATGTTCAGTACGATGACCGCATCTCCATGTCTCCTGTTCTTTCTCAAATAGAGTCTGGAGAGAGGGCTTTAGACAACTGGGAAATGTACTTCAAGAAAGACAACCCTAAATACCTTAAAAAAGCGATTGGACCAACGCTGGATACAGCTACACTATTTACAGGTATTCCGTTCTCACTCGCTGCAAGGCCGTTGAATTATCTTATGGAAACAGACGTTCAGCCTACGAACTCAGTTGGTGACTTCTTAGACTTTAGTAGGGGATTAGTAACAGGCAAAACTGGACAAGAAGGCAAAAAGAAATAAACTAGGAGAAAGACATGACCATAGCTAGTACCATCAACAGAAACGACTATCCTGGCACTGGAGCGCAAACCACGTTCACCTATAGCTTTAGAATCATTGAAGATTCTGATTTGTTGGTGATTCATACTGACAATGCAGGAGTTGACACTGAATGGACCCTTGGGGTGGAATACACCGTTACAGGAGCAGGGGCCGCTGCTGGTGGAACTGTAGTCGTTAAGACCACTCCAACGGATTACACTCCAGACTCAGACGAGTTCATTTCCATTCGACGAGTTCGCCCGCTCACTCAAACTACGGACATAAGAAACCAAGGAAGTTTCTATCCAGAGGCTCATGAGGATGCTTTTGACCATTTGATCATGATCGCCCAACAGCATCAAGATGACATTGATAGGTCAATCAAGCTTCCAGATTCCATTGACTTTGCTGATTTCAACACAGATCTACCAACCACAATAGTCGGCGAAGCAAGCGTAACGATCATAACTAATCCTGCCGGTGATGGCTTTGTAGTTGGTCCTACTGCTGCTGCTATTGAAGGAGCACAGGCTGAAGCAACTGCTGCGGCCGCTAGTGCTGCTGCTGCATTAGTAAGTGAAACAAACGCTGCTGCTAGTGCGGCTTCTGCTGCTGTAACGGTTTCAGGTCTTCTTGGTAATGACGTTTCATTTAAGGTATTTGGCGACTCTCCTGTAACGCTGACATCTGCTGACAAGGGTAAGGTGATATCGTGTGATTGCACCGGTGGGGCGATCGCTATCACTCTTCCTGCCATTGCTGGACTAACCCTTACATACCCATTTGGTCTTGTAATAAAAAAGACAGACTCATCTGCTAATAAGATCACGGTAACGAGAGCGTCTACGGATACTATTGATGGAGCTACATCAATAGAGATTGAGTCTCAGTACGAAGGTATTTTATTGTTTGCTGAAAATTCAACAGCTCCAGATCAGTGGAGCATGATTAAGTTTGGGGCTGCTAGTGCTGGTGGCGGCGGTGGAGCACTAATCTGGAACGATGACGGACCTAACGCTCCTGTATACTCTTCTGAGTTTGGCAATGAGGTATACCTGTTTGAAGCTGGTCTTGGTCAGACTATCTATACAGTGGTTAAGGTTCCTTCTACCTATGTAGTTGGACGACCCATTGCTCTTAAAATTAGTCAGTATACACCTGACAACTTTGCAACAATGCTTCTAACATCTGTGACAACCCTTATATCTACAGGGTCGTCAGCCATGAGTTCAACAACCAACCAATACACGAGCACCAATTCTGCTCTTTCAAACTCTGTAGCGTATCAATTAAGAACGGTTTCATTGGATCTAACAACAAAGTCCACAGATCCATCACCAGGACAGATAAATGGTGTGGCAGTGGCACCAAACGATCTACTTCTGGTCGCCGTTAGTAGGGGCACAGACACCTCTACGGAACACGTTAGGCTTGTTCCTGGTGGCTGCGAAACAACTTTTAGATAGGGAGATATATGAAAAAACTAGCACTACTTGGATTATTTATTGGAGCCTTAGCGTTTGGAGCCATTGGGGAAGTAGAGAAGCAGGACTTCGCCAATAAGAATATCCTTCCTAATAGCGGATTTGAGAATGGTAAAGCAAAGTGGGCTGCAAGCGGTGGAACATTCACAACCACTACTACAGCGGCACGAGTTGGATATGGTGGAGCAGCAGCATCGTTTGATGCTAGTGCAGGATCTCAGATCTTGAGTGCCTCTGCTCTAACAATTCCACCTGCGCTATATGGACGTAACGGTACGTTCTCATGCTTAATCCAAACCCCTACTGGCACGGCTACTCATACACTGTCAGTATATGACGGATCAAACACACTAGCTTCTCAGACAGTAGTAAGCTCTACTGCATATACTAAAGTAGAAGTTAACTTCGTATTTCCATCAAGTGGATTGATTACTCCAAGGATTACGTCAGCAGCAGATGAGCCTACCATCTATGTGGACGGATGCTATCTTGGTGCTGCTTCTAACATTTCAAACGTGAGTCAGGCTCAGTTTATTGGGAGCGCATACATACCAACTGTTGCTAACTGTACTTGGAGTAGAACTAGCACATCTTTTGGTGCGTTCACTGCGGACACAGATTGCGGCGGTCCTACTGTGGAGTTTAACCCTGGACCAGGGACTATCCAAACAACAGACGCCGACCTACCTCGTTTTACGGTAAACAATCTTCCTCCAGGTTACTACGAGGTGTCTATTGAAACAAGCCAAGGGACAACCGAGAACATTAATGCGGCGCTTGCTATTAGCGATGGTACAACAACAAGCGGTGCCACTAGTTATAACACTAACGCTGGAAGTGAATTTGGTCACTACGTTAAAGGATTTTTCTCATATACCTCTTCAGGAAATAGATCTTTTGAACTATATGGACGGTCAGCATCCGGAACTTTTAACGTGGTTCATACTCAGCAAGCTGGGGTTGCTAAGATGAACTTTAGCATTAAAAGATATCCGTCAGCTTCAGAGGTGGCTTATAACCCATCTCAAGTTCCTGCGTTGTGGAGTGGATATCATGAAGATACTTGCGTGTTTGCGTTCTCCACAAATAGCTTGGCTGATTCTGCTGATGATGGAACCTGCACTCTAGTTGAGACTAAAAACATTAACTTCGGTACAGTGGTAACCTACGGAGCTTCTAAACCTGGAATTACATTTACACCTAAGATCACTGGAGACTTTGAGGTATGCGCATCGTTTAGTGCAGATAACTCAGCTACAGGTGAGACTAAGTTTGAGCTTAGTGATACGACTCCAACAACTGTTAATACTGTAATCAAACAGGCTGACACAAACATACAGGACTACGGTCCGGTGTGTGGTATTTACAGCGTATCGTCACTTTCATCTAAGACGGTTAGGTTAAGGGGTGCTACTGACTCTGGTACTGTAAGCATCACCTCTGCTTCATACACGGCTTACAATGCAAAGCCTGTAAGATGGACCATTAAACAGATCACCCCTCAAGTGTCTAACCCACAGATTGTAAATTCTGTTACCTCTGAGTCAAGTGGTGGTGTAAAGATTGCTTCTGCATATATTACAAACTCAGGAACACCAACAGTATCAAGTCAGGACGGTAGCTTCATCACTTCAATTACTGACAATGGCGTTGGTGATTTTACATTGAACTATTCATCTAGCACATGGAGTGCTGCTCCTAGATGTTTCATTAGTCCAGCGTCTGGTGGGGGTTACTGGTGTAACGGTCAAAGCGTACCGACAACAACGACAGCACGTTTTCAGTGTTGGAACGTAAGTGGAGGCGGTACTGCCGCTGACTTTGCAGTTCAGGTTATGTGTGTAGGGGCTAAATAACCAACATGATCCAAGGAGGGATTATGAGTAAACTATCAGAGAATACTTTAATTCCCCTGGGATTGGCTATAGTGGCAATAGGCGGAGCCGCTGTGTGGTTAACTACAATACATCTATCAAACAACGCTAACGCTGAAAACATTGTAGAGATCAAAGCTACTGTTGATAAGTACTCAGATACACAGCAGAAGATCTTTGAATCTATAAATCAGATTAAGCAGGATGTTTCTGAGATTAAGACCGAGTTAAAATATATTCGCAAGAAATAGAAAAGCTGGCATAATAAACACATCTCACATGGAAAGGGGATAATAAGTATGGAAGCTGTATTCGCTGATATTATGAAAGTATTGGAAGGTGCTGTAGCTCAATCCGCTATGGTTGCCGTTGTTATTGAGTTTGTTCTTCGTATGATCCCATCTGCTAAACCACTTGGTATTGCATACATCATCGCTGATGTTGCTAAAGCAGTTGGCGGAATCTTCATGAAGGTTGGAGAGTTGCTTGATAAAGTACTCCCACAAAAGATTAAGCCCCCAGTAGAATAACTACATGGATTGGTTGACACAATCATTAGGTTTGGGGAAGGCGATCTTCCAATATCTGGACCGCTTAAATGGAACCAAGTATTACGATCGTCTTCTCCTTGCCGAAAAGGATTACTATGCGGAACTTAATAAGCCTCCAGAGTTTCTTGATGACAATCGGCTTTCTCACCTTAGGATTGAGCTTGAGTTATTGCTCAACACTGCCTGTTCTCAGATTGGAAGCGCAGCAATTAAGGCTGGATCCCAGTAAGCCTACGGTGTACTTTACTTACACTGAGTGTGTTAAAAAGTTCTTAGGTGCTTGCACCAAGAAGGAATTGAAGCGTAAAGAATATGATTTGGCTGACCCTGCAACTCGCAGTATGTTTATTTCTATGGGTTTTGTATTCCAAGTGAGAGAGAAACCTGGGCAATAGTTATATGATACTAGACACAATTAAAGGTAATGCGGCAATCAAGCAGAGTGTTCTCATCGGTGTAGCTTCTGCTTTCGTAGGAGTTAAAGAGAACGGTTACAACGACGGCGAGTTCGTTCGCATGTTCCAAGACTTCATTGGCGATGCCAAGAAAGAATCATGGTGCATGGCTTTCGTTCAGTACTGCGTTAACCTTACTGACAAGATCATGTACCGAGTAGATCACGACATGCCTCAGTCTATTATCCACAAGTCTGAGCACTGTTTAACGGTATGGAATAATACATCACAGACCCTTCGGTTGAACGCTCCTGTGCCTGGCTGTATCGTTATCTGGAACCATATTGGCACATCCAATGGTCACACAGGTATTGTGGAATCTGTCGATGGTACAACCATGCAGGTTTTGGAAGGGAATACTGGACCTGGCGCAGGCGTAGAAGCTAACGGTGATGGGGTATACAGGAAAACAAGATACCTTGATACAAGCAGCTCTAAGATGCAAATAAAGGGATATATAAGACCTTGGGTTTAATGAACTGTTTGGCCGTGAATTGGAGCCATTTCAGCTTCTTCGATTCCTACTTCTCCAAAAATTAAGAACGCTGCGATACTGCACTTAAGTTGGTTTCTGTTGTACTGACCGGAGTCCATTAGCTCTATAGCTATAGCTTTAATATCAGCCCAGTCTTGTTCAGAAAAGTCAAACTCATATTTACACAATTCACGTTTAGACATACCTGTAGCACTCCTTGCGTCGGCAGTTCTCACATAAACGCTGGTACTTAGTGTTAGCTAGGAACGTAACCTTGCAGCTTTCGCCAAGGCACTTCCTAGCAAACTTCGGTGCGTTTTTTCTTCCCCTTCTGTGGGGTGTTTTCTTCATATTTATATTGTCTCACGGTACTTTGATTTTACAATATAAGTATTGGGTAACTATCTAGGAATTTCAGATCTCCAGATCCCCTACGAGCACATTAAAGCTCTTGAGTTCTGCGCGTACTTAAAAAGACACTTCAAAATTCCAGACGACAACATTTACAATGTTGGTGATGAGCTAGATAATTTCCATGGCGGATCGTGGCCTAAGGGCGCAGAATATCCTCATACACCAAGACAAGAGAGCCTAATCAGCAAGGAAAAACTCAAGGACTGGTACGCTGAGTTTCCAAAAATGAAACTTGCTATGTCTAACCACGGATCAAGGTGGATGCGTAAAGCGTTCCATGCTGAGATACCAAGCGAGATGCTTCGTAAATACGAAGACTTCATTGGCGCTCCTGATGGGTGGATATGGAAGCAGCAGTGGAAGGTAGACTGCAAGCATCCGTTCATTGTTGAACACGGAGACAGGTACGGAGGACAGCACCCACATATAGCTGCGGCTATGCATAACGGTATGTCTACAATAATTGGACACCATCATTCCAAGGCAGCGATAAGCTACATCAAGACCGCTGGCCTGGACATATGGGCGTGTGTTGCTGGATCACTTATCGACTTTGAACAGTACGCATTTGAGTACGGTCGTAATGCTAAACTACAGCCACAGATTGGCGCTACAGTGATTTTGAACGAAGGCCGTCACGTTATATGGATACCGATGGAATGAAGTTACCAAGAGAAGAGGACTATCCGTCTGAGTTATCTCTGTGGGGTGAAACCTATAAGATAACTTTCGTTAAGGGCATGGCTGATTACGGAAGCTGCGACAGTGGTAATATGGAAATCAGAATAAGAAGTGGAATGAGGCCAAGCAGTATTTTAAAAACATTTATTCACGAAGCAATCCACATGGTCGAGTTCATTCATGGGTTTGAACTACCACACAGCCAGGTTTACTTGCTTGAAAAAGCTCTATACAGGATAATTAAGCAGTCTTGCTCATAAGGTATTTACTGTTTGGGTGGCTATATCCGCGTGGATAAAAATATTCCCCAAGAACTCCGCCGATAGATCCGTAGTGCTCTCTTAGTTTTTCCCACCAGTTTTCCCTGGCATCATCAAGTTCTTTATATCTTCCTTGGAGTGCCTCGATTATAAACCACGCTAGTATTTTGTGGTCTTGCTCTTTACTCTTTGCTGATCTGTTGATTGCGTTCTTCAACACACCCACATCAACACAGGACAGTTTCTCGCCAGCACAGTTTTTCATGTGTACCCACATCCCTGGGTTTCTCCATAGCAGTGGATTATTTCTCCATGTTAGTA